ATATAAATTATAACAACAATTTACAATCGTTGGATATTCTGCCTGTTCTAAACAAATTACACACTCTCCTTCATCCACTTTCCTTCTTATTAAATTATGCTTATTAACTGGCTGATTTTCTACATAGTCTTCTAATTTCTTAAATTCTACATTTAATGACTGAAATAAATTAATAATTTTATTTGAATTAATATTTGGTTCTATATTTCTAGCAAGATAATAACTTATCAACGAATTTAAACTAATATTTGGTCGACATTGTAATACATCTGACATTATATTTGGTAATCCAATACTTTGATTAATTAATTCACTCGAATTTCTTAATACTATTGAACCCCTATTTTGATGATAAAATGGTAAATAATCCTTAAAAAATGATGATGATACTAATTGTCCCTCATAATGAATATTAATATTATCTAATAACCATCTTTCTAATTCAGAATTCATTACTAATCTATCTTTCAAATAATATAAATTCGTTTTTACAATTGATGCATTCTTAAATATTAATGGCAACCAATTATTTGTTACTAACCATAAAAATTGGAATTTTAATGGAGGGTCTGATGAACTTATATATATCGATGATGCTTCATCTATTATTACATTATTCCATTGTATATTATTCTGCTCAGCATATTCTTGAAGATATTTATAACACTTATTTGTTGTTAAAACAAAATTACTATTTACCATAGATTGTGCCAAATCAGTACCTCTAATATTTCTTTTTGTTTCAATTGCTACATATGGTATTGTTGTATGTAATGCAATTTCGTTTTTCCATTGACCAAATAAACTATGTGGTACTATAATTAAATTTGTTGATGACGCATCTGATATTTGATATAATTTATGTGAAAAAAAATATTTAGATGAATTATTTGTTAATTCACAGGTAATTCTTGGAAATGTTGCTACTTGTGATGCTAAATATGCTAGAACACTTAAAGTTTTTCCTGTCCCTATCGAATCACCTACTATACCAATTTTACCATTTATTGCCTCATCTCCCATTAAAAATCCTCTTGTCATTTTATCTCTATAAATATGCATTCCATTCACTAATACTGCCTGATGTGGAAATAATTGTGTTTTTATTACTGATGCCTGTGGTGGTGATTTTCCTGCTACTAATGTATTATTGTATACTGTATTTAATACTGTCAACTTTTCAAACAAAAAACCATCTGCCATTTTCTTTTCTAATTATTATTTTGTTATTATTAAGCTTTAGGCGCTTATAGTCCTAAATAAAATTCCCGTATCTTCTTGTCTTTAACTAAATCCTCCAATTTATACGCACTCTCTTTAAACTTTGAATTTATATTATTATTTCTTCTTATATGCTCATCTCTTAACTCACTCTTATCTGCTGTATTATCTTCGTGACATATTACTAATATTGTACTTAGAGGATTAAGCTGAATCATTGGATGTTTAAAATTCTCTAAAAATGATATTTCTTCTGCCTTTGTAACAAATTCATCATATTTATGCTTATCCGAATATGATTTTCTCCACGCCATTGTCCCATTTGTTGCGTGATTCTTATTATAAGGACCAATTGTATAAATCTTTTTTGAATCTAAATAATATAAATTCATTTCTGAACTTCCAGCCAATTCAATTCTAGGATTCTTCTTAAATGCCTCTACTACCGATGACACTCTATCAGGCGGATAATAATCATCATCATCCATCGCCACCACTATTTTACCACTCACAAGCCTATTTAATTCATTCCTTTTTTCTCCTAATCTCATCTTTTCATCTTTTCTAATATATCTTATATTAGGTATAGTTTTTGATGCCTCTTCAAATAAATCACCTACCTTATTTCTTCCATCATCGATTATTATCCATTCCATTTTGTCTTTAGGAAATGTTTGTGCTCGATATAATTCGATTAATGTTGGTATAAACATCCTTCGATTATATGTTGGCGTTACTACTGATACTTCTATGTTCATTATATATCATATTGAGTATCATTTTTATATCCCCTATTCAGGACTATTTGGGGGAACTAACAATTGTGGACTATTTGGGGGACTTAATACTTTTACACCATTTTCTGCTTTATTACTTATCTTATTCACTGGTTTATTCACTGGTTGTTCTACATTCGCTGGCTTATTAGTTTGTTCACCATTAGCTGGTTTATTAGTTTGTTCACCATTAGCTGCTTTATTAGTTTGTTCACCATTAGATGGCTTATTCACTGGCTGTTCACCATTAGCTGGTTTATTAGTTTGTTCACCATTAGCTGCTTTATTAGTTTGTTCACCATTAGATGGCTTATTCACTGGCTGTTCACCATTAGCTGGTTTATTAGATGCCAGTTGATTAATTTTTAGGAGTTGTCCAGTTACTGCAGCAACTTTCATAGTATTATTTATAGTACCTTTAATATTAGAGCTAGTAACTGGGATTTGTGGTGCATTTTCTGGTTTATTAGTATTAGCTGGTTTATTAACTGGTTTTTGAGTATTATTTGTATTTTGAGAAGTCTCCAGTTTTATATTTTTTGTTTGCTGTGTTGCTTCTTGTTTAGTATTATTTGGTATAGTTTCTTCCTTACCGCCGAATGTCATTAATTGTCCTTTTGGATTATGTAATTCTGATAAATCTTTTTGTATTTGTTTTATTTCATTAACAAATAATGGTAAATTTTTCACTTTATTTATATCTTTAAAGGAATCTTCTAGGTCATCCCAATATGATTCCATAGTTTTAGGAAGTTGAACAGCGGCTTCATCTGTTTTAGGATATGTAAAAGGATATAATAAGAATGCTCCTAAAGATGACATTGGTTTATATGTAGTAATTGGAAGTAATGCATAAATAGTTGGCATTATTTCTTGTTTTGGTCTATCAGTCATATGATTGACATAATAACTATAACCGCCTTTGAGAATATAGAAAATTCCTAATATAATACATAATGGTTTAGCATAATAGCAAATAAAAAATGTAAAAATAAAAAAAATAATTCTTATTGGTACTGAGTATACAATAGCATCATTTGCTACTATCATCGCAAGCATAAGGGCAATAAATGGGAAAGCGATTTTTTTAAGTATGTCTAAAGTTTGATTTCCCACTTTTTTAGCCAATCTTTTAGCACTAAATTGATTAGGGTCATTAGTTGTATCATCCGTAGTATCAGATTTGGTTTCAGATATTGATTTTCTCTTTTTTTCTTTTTCTTCTTTGTCTCTTTTAGCTTTTTCAGTTGCAAACTTATTAGCATTGGGGTCAGTTGCTGCATTGTGAATTTTATATGCAACTTTATTTTTCAAGTTTGACCATAAAGAATCATCGCCAGCGTCTCCTGTATCATCAGTAGTATCTGGATTATTAGTATCGTCGGTATTATCTGACATTCTAAAATCATTGAGGATTTTAATATATCAATATTCGTCACGCTTAATTGACGGAGACTAAGCTTATAGAGCATATTTAAGACCACCAGTACCACCAGATATACTTACCCAGTTCAAATTCTCTACATATATTGTAATATCATACTGATAAAATGAGTTAGATGGTAATGGATATACATTTAAATCTACTTGAAACAATCTGATACGACTGCTATTAATAGTACCATCTGGTTGTGTTGATGGTGAGGAAAGCGCAAATGGATATACTAATAATTCAGGATCAGGAATACCAGTAAGATACTTCCAAGGAACTACTTGTGTAAAATATTCGACTGGTTTTTCTTCTTGTAATAAATTTCCATCACCTAATACAGCTAGAGCTCTCATAATCGACCGTTGACCATTAAGGGCATATTGACCAGTTGCTTTATATAAGTTAATTGGGTCAAATGGACCTGCATATCCAGATGGAATATATGGAGGTCTTAATGGATTTAGCCAGTTTGAAAAATTAGCAACTTGATTTCTATACTGAAGAGAATCAGACCGACGAGGTACAATTATTAATCTTTCAATTGGATTATGTGTTTGTAATTCAACTAATTGTCTTGATGAAATACTGGGAAATTGGTATGTAGTTACTTGACGAACTAAATATTGTAATGGTTGATTAGAGAATTGTGTTCGTTCTTCATCTGTTAAATATACATAGGTCATTTGAATTCTTGGATTTAGTGGCCAAGTATTAAGTAAGGGGTTTGGTGTACCTATGTCAGTTAAAAAGTTATTAATTGTTACATCAGTAATATCTGATACAGATGTATAGTATACATTTTCTGGCTGTAGAGGTATAGGTGAAGGATTAAATTGATATCCTGGTGCGACTTGTTTTCCATTAATATCTAAAATTCTATATAATTGATTAATTGGTCTTAATGTAATCTGTACTTCACATTCTTGATACTGAAGTGAAACTAATGGTAATGATTCAAATGTAGAATCTGTAAACCAGAATGGGAGTGGTACTTGTAGTGTTCGTCCAAAGATAGATGGTCTATTTATATTAGCAGGTGTTGTAGTTGACGCAGGTGGTGGTCCATTATTATTATAAACTAAAGGATATTCACCACCTTGAGAACCACCTGCATATAGTCCATTTGCAGGGTCAAATAAATCTGGAATATTTCCAACTAATCTTGACCATTTCTGAAAAGCTCTTGAATCAAGATCGGCTTGAGCTTTAGCAATCATATAAGAGCCATCAAATCCTTGAATTTTTTGACCAGCGATATAAAAACCAATTTCTTGAATTATATGACAGCCAATATGGGTTGCCCACGCAAAATTATATTGAGACTTTCTTGTTCCACTTGCAGTTACAGATGGTAATTTTAAAAATTTACAATAAATATCTGGTAAATCAAAAAGAAAGTACATATCACGAACTAAGTCTGCAACACGTTGGATTTTAAGACGAACCTGAACAGGTTGGTCATAAGATAAATCTTGTGGGCCGTCCATTGGTTGTGTAACAGACTCTTCCGCAAAATGAGCATATTTCTTATAGGTTTTGTAAAAGTATGTAAAATCAGGATTACCACTTAGAAGTACGTTTTGTGCTCCGTAGGCGACTAACGCGTATAGACCTCCACCTGGCATTGCTAGTTTTGTATCATTTAATATATTAACCTTTAGATTCACATATTAAGTGATTTTTCATTCTTAACATAATTTAATTTATTTTTATTAATTTATATAATTTCGATGTACTTGATTAATTATTTGTCCAAATTCATTTTCACTAATTTCTCTATTACGAATATTTGGGTCATATTTTACCAAAACATCTGCAATTCTTTGAATAATTTGCTGTTCCATATCTTGATTTCCAAAATGTTCATTAATTAATCTTGCTTCATCTAGTTTACTCAATATTTGATCGATATAATATTCTTTTTGATATTGTTCAATATCTATTGAATCTATTATATCCTGTAATTCGTTAATCAAATTGCCTAATCTATCTTCAAAATCATTATTTGCATTATTGGGTACATTTATATTCATACGATTTTGATATGGCACCATACGTCCACCTTTTTTATGACGACGTGTTTTTGAACGACATATTCTTTTTCTTTTTGATTGGCATTTACGTTTATAGGTTTTACGTTGTTTCATTTCTACTTATATATTCTAATATCCTTGAGACCACCAAGTATCATCCAAATATGGTGGAACATTGCCAGTATTCAGAGCAGATTCTAATTTACTTGAGGGACCTTCATTCATTAATTGTTGAATTTCAGCATAACAGAGGGCATAACTAAAGTAATTCAAGCGACTGAGTTGTCCCTTCATACATCCAAATACATCAAACCCATTTTCATCAGTTGATGGTACAATAGAATGTTTTATAGTGATTCTACGTTGTGAGAAGCAGCAAATATCTTCAAAGTTTTGGTATGGAGCAAAACCATCAAATGGTAATTTCTTAGCTAAGTTTCCATTTACATAAATTTCAAGTGAAGATTCATTGACAACAAGTGCAATATGAACCCATTTACCAATTGGAATATTTTCAACTTCAACATAGTTATTCCAGGTCTTGTATGTATTCATATAGACTCTGAGCGTATTTGTATCAGAGCGCATATAAACACCGGGTGCTAAAAGGGGGAATTGTTGAGCAAACCCTTTATGGAAAATATGACATAACCCATATTCTTGTCTAAAGGCAGTTGGACTGACATTTAAATAGAATGAATAAGTGAATTCTATACCAGAACGTTCATTATTTGAAAGATTTACTGATTTATTTCCTTTAACATTTGGATTTTGTGGGATACTAATTGTTTTATCGTCAATATTGTATGTATTAGGTAATAATACAGTTCTACTCATAGATAAGCGATTAACATATTTGTAAATAACTTCAATAAATAGTAAAACTAAATATAACCCAACGACAAGTGCTAATCCAAATAGGATTTGGGTTATAATACCGGGTTGCTGGCCTGAATTGAATGATTGATTATTTGAGCCTTCCATCTAATTCCTCTTATTAATTTGTATTATTTATTTGGCTATTACTTTGTTTGTTGAACAGATACTGAAATACCTGGAGCAAAGAATGATTTTATCCAAGTAACAATATTTGTAATAGGTTCTGGACCAGCCATATAATTTTTATATACCTGTTCTGGATTTAGAGCAGTATCATACATTGTTACTGTAGAAATCTCACCACCGAAACCACCGTAAGCCAATAAATTAGCAGAATAACCTCCAGCATCAACTTTAAAGAAAGAAGGTAAAACACAAGAGCGTGCTAATTTACCATCATAGTACACATCAACTGTTTTTCCATTGACAGCGATTGAAAGATTAATCCAGCGTTGTAAATCAACTTGAGGTAAATCACAAATTGGTGATGTATTAAGCAAATCGGAATCAGATTGTAAAATATTAAATACAGCATTTTGTGTAGCCTTATCAAGAGATTCAACCATTGATGATGAACTCATTGGAGCACCACTTGCAGTTGTAGTATTATTTGCACCAGCAGCAGTAGGTACAGTATTATTAACACCACGTGTATCTTTAGTTTGGAGTCGTACACTTAATGATGGTTTGTAACCTCCTAGATACACGCGAATAGTATCAAAGTTTGGTCCTCCAATACTAATGATTGATTTATTGAATCCACGACGATAATTCCAGTTACTTATATAAATCCAAGTTGAAATAGTAAATTCACCACCTTCATATAAAACTGGTAAATTATCTGATGTAATTGTAATCGGTTTAGCTGGATCAATCGTAGCAGATGTTTTTCCTGAAATTAGTGTATAAGTATTGCTACTCTTAGGTCCAAATAGGTATTGATATAAATAATATAATCCTACAAGACCAGCAAAAATAAGTAATACTGGAATAGCTCTTGCTACTGGAGATGAATTGTTGGCAGCTTCCATTGTCCTGCCAATTACAAGGATAATCTATAATCCAAAAAAATAACTAAGCATAAGGCGTCTTCCATTGTAATAAGTTATTATTAGGTGGTCTTGTAACAGGGTTACAGGGTAGACCGGGAGGACATTGTGCCAATAATTTTAATCCAGGTAAACTAATATCAAATGCATCTGCTTCTAATACCGTACCATTTGTATCAATATGTGCGACTCTTTCACGTTCAACTTCAAGTGGTGATAATCTTTTATTGTTTACTATTACGTGAATAACTGAACCATTTAGGCCAGTATTTCCAATAGATAATGGGCTACTTATAACAACCGGATAGAACTCTAATGTTTGAGATGCAACAATCTCATTATTATAAATTATATCAAATCGACGACCATCTCTTAAAATCGCAATACATATCCATTTTTGTTTTGGAATTGGAGGTAATTCAATATATTCTTCCTTTAAAACACCCGCATCATTTGTATGAACTCGGAGACGAGCTGATACATTTAATGCACCACTTGGTGCTGGAGCAATTTCTAAATGCCAATTATTATCAACTTGAATTATTGGAGTAAATCCATTTATATATTTACTTGTTCTATCTCCATCATATAGATAGAAGAATCCCATTACTGATGAACCAGCTGTACTCAATAATGTACTTTGAGTAACATCGGACATTAGAATATCCTTTTTGACATTTAATGAAGTTTTTTTAGGTAATATATCATTATTACCTGAACTTGGGTAAATTACATAAAAAATTATATAAAGTGTAATTAATAGTAAAATTACACCAAATACGACTAAAGCTATTATCGACATCCTATATATTTATATGATTATAGAAGACTTAGAATTTTATCGGAAACACTATCAAACTGATAATTTTGAATAACGGTCAATTGCATTCTGTGTATCATCCATTACACTATTAACAGCAGATGACATACAACTTGTTGATGATGGCATTGGTCCCGCACCAAAATCCTTTGCTGAACTTAACTTAGGCGTAGCGTCACGAATTTCACTTGATGAAAGAATACGTGCCCATATTTTTAGATTACGAACCTTAATAGCATTTATTTCAATACCTGAAGTTGGATAAATATCACCTTTAGTATCTTTTGGTTCTGCTAAAAACTTTCTTGTCTTAAGTAATCGCCCATTAATATAAACTTCTAAAGCCTGTTGCATAACAACCATTGTTAATCTGAAAGGTTCTTGTACTGGAACATTTGGAATAACAATATTTTCCATATTATTATCCTTATTCAAGACTGAAACAATCAAATCATTTGTATCAGGAAGCAATGCTGCTATTAAATTATAATTTTCCAAAGCACCCAGAATTGTATCACCTGATGACTTTTCTCTTTTAACAGCACCTCTACTGAAAAATATACGAGGTGTTGTAGCAAATTGTAATGGATTTTCAACAAACACATCAAGATTTACAGTATAACCATAATATTGTGAAACTATGGGAATATCTTTATTTAATATTTGACCTGGATTTGTATTACTCCAAAACAATTTACCATCATCAAAACCAGGTACTGGGATAATACCGGGACCACCTGGTTGTAGTCTAAATATGGGAGTAATGAAGTAATTTATAAAAAGTAATATTACCATAATTACAACTCCAATAGCCAAAATATATGCTAAAATTTGTCCTATAGTACTTGCACCTGAGCCTGCACTTGTTGAAGTTGACTTACCTAAATTAATATTTAGACCCTTAACCGTATTTGATGCTTTAGAATTTCCTAAATTATTCTGTAGCCATTTTCTAACATTGAATTGTGAACCATTACTACTCATTCTGTTTATTCTATCTCTTTTTATGTATTTTAAAATCAACAGTATTTAAAGATAAGTTTACTAACTCCAAATAATGGCTTCTATTCCAGATTGTACATTAACTACTGCTTGTTATGATCTATCTAAATATTCTAAAAATGCAAGAAGTAAAGAAGAAACTATAGAACTATTTGATTCATTATTTAGAGTACCAATTTACTTAGTTATTTATTGTGATAAATCTATCGAACCTATCGTTAAAGAAACTAGAGAAAAATATAAATTAAAGAAATTAACTAAAATTATAGTACAAGAATTTGAGGAATTATGGTGTTGGCAATTTTCTAAAAATATCTCAATGCCATCGAAGCTTTCCTGAACGTTCCTTACTCTTTTTTAATAAAATGAATTTTGTTAAACAAACAATAATCAATAATCCATTTAATACTACTAATTTTGGATGGATCGATTCTGGATTATACAAAGATGGTATTAAGATTTGTGAAAATAATTTTGATAATTTGCTACTACATAGTTTAAAACACGTTCCAAATAAATTTCATTTAACTATAATGGATGTTCAAGATAATAAATTTAAACTTGATATATACAAAAAAGAATTTTATTCACAACCAAGATATGTTGCTGTTGGATGCCTCTTCACAACACCTGCTGATATTGGCTTAAAAATTCTTACTAGAATGGAAGAACTAATAGCACATACAATTAATATTGGATATGGTGGAACAGATGAACATATATATCTTGAAATTCTTGATGAATTTTATGATGACATTTATCGAAGCTATGGAGATTATCAACAAACATTACATAACTTCATTAAACCAGCAAAAAATTTAATATTTATTTATTGGAATGTTGTTATGAAATATTTTAATTTTGGATACTATAAAGAATGTATTGATGTATGCTACTCTATTATTTCAAGCTTTGATGATTATCAAACTGATATTAATTATGATTTATATGTACGCATTTATTCTGTATTATACCTATCATTACTTAAAACACAAAGCGATTCAGCTGCTACAATTGTAGCTGATACAATTAGAAAATATTATAATACACATCCAACCTTTCAATTACAATTTAATAATTTAAAACACTTTGTTGGTATGGGAGATTTTAAATTATAATTTATTTAAAAAATATACAACACCCCCTATTCCTGTAAATATTGCTCCACCTGTTATAAATCCTTTCACAAATGATTTATAATCAACTTCCTTCATATCTTCTCTTGTCCATACTGGAGAACGGTCTCTGCGACCAAGACGCTCATAATATACCATAACTTCTTCTTCTGTCCATTCAGGCTTTCCTAACATTTTATTAACCGAATTATGAATATCTATAGTCCATTTTAATAAGTCCTTTCTTGAATCTAAATAAGGTGTTAATGGATTATTTGATAAATGATTTCTATAATGCTCTCGGCAAATTGCACAAGGTAATAAGAAAGCTAATGATTCATAGAATTCCTTAGCACATTTTTTATCAGTATATGTTGGTGATTTTGGATAACCTAATGCGACAATATGAATTGTATGCCAAAAAAATGGCCCCCATACACTAGGTGGAAATTGCATTCTATTTATCACATCTTTATTATCAATCGCCCTAAGACACACAATAAACAAGTCTAAAGACTTGAATTATATTAACCCATAAGTAGTTTTTAACAATAAGATATGGATAATAATAACCGTAATCAACATTGTACAAATTGTGGACTTAGTGGACACATTTTCCGTAATTGCCTATCACCCGTTACGAGTTATGGACTTATTGCCATACGTTATACAAATGATATTGTATATAATTCATTATATTCAAAGGCAAACACTATCTCTAATGGCAATGATTCTATTCAATTTCTATTAATACAACGTAAAGATTCATTATCATTTGTTGAATTTATTCGCGGCAAATATAATCCCTATGAAGAAGAATATCTAACAAGATTACTTCGCGGGATGACTAAAAATGAACAAAATAATATACTGTCCAAATCATTTGATGAACTATGGCAAAGTGTTTGGGGAGAATCTTCTTGTATAAAATCACATAAAAATGATTATGATTCTTCTGAAAAGAAATTTTCCATTATTAAAGACAAATTACCTGAACTTATTTCAACTAATGAAAGTAAATGGGTAGAACCTGAATGGGGGTTTCCGAAGGGTAGACGTAATCCCCACGAAACTGACTTGAATTGTGCTATTCGTGAATTTCAAGAAGAAACAGGCCTTCGAAGAAATGATTTTACAATTATTCAAAATACTTATCCCATTTCTGAAACATTTTTTGGCTCAAACCAAGTCCATTACTGTCATAAATACTATATCGCAATTTGCAATAAATCAGTTGAAGTTGAAATGAATATGGATAATCCTCATATGGCACGTGAAATTGGTGCTATTCAATGGTGCTCATTAGATGAAGCCATTTCAAAGATTCGTCCGGATAATGTAGAAAAGCGAGAAATTTTACTAAAAGCTGGAAAAATTATGCGAAACTTTCATCCAGTTCCTACAAATGATTTACCTCGTTCAATTCAGCGTATTTCTCCAAAATTATAACTCTTCACACAATCTTTACTTTCTTTGACTTACAGCGTTTATACAATAAAATGAAATATTATTCTATAAATAGCAATGTCGGCCAGTTCAGGTAGTATTAATTTACCAAACGTAAATATCTTCAATACCGAGGAAGGGACGGCAGAATCACCTCAAAATAAAGAGGCTCCAGTTCCTACTGAAATGGTTCAACCACCCTCAATGGCAGGCAATAATGAAGAACAACAAGCTTCCGCAAAAATAC